TATGGTGATGAAACATTTGATGAAATATTAGAAATACAAAAAACAGGTAAACACCCAAGAGGTGAACCAAAAGCAGACGGTGGACGTATCGGTTTAAAACTAGGTATGACACGTAGAGCATTTATGAAATTAATGGGAGCAGCTGGTGCAGGTATTGGTGCGTTAAAAACTGGTATAATTGGTCTTGGTAAACAAGCGCCAGAAGCTGTTCAAACAGTTAAAGAAACTGTTAAACAAGCGCCAGATTATTTCTTTGCATTAGTTGATAAGATTAAAAGATTTGGAAAATCAGTTGATGATGCAGTTGCTGATCCAAGAATTGAACAAACTTATAAATATAAAAACTATGAATTAAGAGAAAACGCATTTGGTGAACCAGGTGAAACCATTATTATAAAAACAGATGACATGGGTGAGTTTGGTTATAAAGAAGAATCTATGAGATTTAAAAAAGGTGGACCTACAGAGGATGGAGTGATTCCAGATGAGTATGAAGAATTAACTGTAAGACCAGATGCAGAAGGTAAATTAAAAGATGTTGAAGAAGGAATTGAAGACGTATCAGAGATTATAGAAGAAGCCACAAAAACTTCACCACCAATTAAAAAAGCTGCAGGTGGACTTGCCTACATGTTAGGAGAATAATGTCTGTCAAAAAAACTTTAGGTATCAAAGCATATAATATTATGATGGGTCATCTGACTCGTAAGAAGATTCCTCAAACCGCAATCAAGACAGCAGACGAAGTTAAACAACCACCAGTTAAAGAAGAAATATCAGACAGAGAAGCAATCAATGCATTTATGAAACGTAATCCAAAAGCTGATGGTGGACGAGCTGAATTTAGCACTGGCAGAAATGTAGGAAAAACTAGTCCTGTTAAAACTGAAGTTTTTAAGTATCCAAGAACAAATAGATTTGGCACCGTTTATTCAGATACTCCTGCAGGAGGTATAAGAAGAAATATCATTAACGAAAAAACAGGAAAAGAAATTATAGAAAAATTTAAAAAAGGTTTTTCTTCTGTAGAGTTAGAACAAGAATATGGGTTCGATAATGACACTATTTTAGATTACATAAAAAAGAAAGAACCTGACATAAAAGTAGCTAAAGCAGATAAAAGAAGACTTAATCAATATAATTTTGATAAAAGTGTCATAGATGAAATAGTTGCAGATGCTCCTAACATGTCTAGAAAAATGATTTTAAAAAAATATGGAGATAGAATCAGTAAGAAAAAATTAGATAGTTTAAAATTAAAATTTGGTATCGTAGAAGAATCAGGTAGACCAAGAGTTGCACCAGGAGAAAGAAGTCCCAAACAAGTAAAAAGGGTAAACAGAATAAGAAATGCTCAAGGGTTTGATGTTTCTGGAACATTTGAAAAAAACTTTCATCACATATTTCCAATAGGTGGTTTATCTAAATTAAGTGCAAAAGATGTAATGATATTAGATAAAAAATTTAATGAAAGATTAGGTGGATTTAATTTACAATTAAACGATATCGCTGATGAAATAGGTAGTTTAGATTTATCAGATCCAAATGCTGTAAAAAAATTAAATGATTTAAATGCTAAATCAAAAAATTTAGTTGATAGAGCAAAAGCAAAACTACCTAAAAATTTAAAAAACGCTATTGGTTACATAGAATATCAACCAGTGTTTGATGAAAACGGAACTATTTTTGAATTATCACAAGTAAGAAAAGGTGTGGATAAAAACCCAAGTCAGTTAGCTAAATTTGGAGATAAAAAATTTAAAGATTACTCTGTTAAAGAAAAACAAAATTTTAAAAAAGAAGTAAAACGTGTAGCAAATCTTGCAGAAAATAGAGGACTCATGATGGCAGCAAACCCTATGTTTAGTCCAGGTGTTTTAAGAGAAGCTTTTAAAAGTATACCAACCCCACTTGGTGCTGTAGGATTAACAGCAGGTTTTGGTGTAGATCCAACGTCAGCAATTGATAGAGCTGGTATTGCAGCAGAAGCAGCTTTTGCACCAGCACTTGTGAAACAATCTGCAAAGATGGGAGCTGCACAAAGATTATTTAATTTAGGTTTTAATCCTAGAATGGCTATGCGTATAGCAAGAATTGCATCACCACTTGGTATTGCATCATTAGGTGCAGAAGGTTTGTATCAAGCAGGTAAGTTCACTAAAAAAAGAATAGGTGAATTAAAAGCAATGACACCAGAGCAACGACAAAATTTAAGAGCACAACAAGAAGCATTAGCATTTGAAGGTGCTAGAGACGGTGGTTTAATAGGTGATAAATCAGGACCGGCACCAGAATCAGGACCACAACCTCAAGGGTTGCCAGGTATCTATAAACGTGGTAAGAAACTTTAGGAGTATAAATGGCAGATATAGATAAAGGACTCCCGAACACAAGAGCTGAAGTAGAAATCAAACCAGAAGATGTCACTGAAGTTGATGTTCAGGAAACAGTAGAACAGAATCCAGTAGAAGTTACACCAGAAGAAGATGGTGGTGTTACATTAAATTTTGAACCAGGTGCAATCAATGTACCAGGTACAGAATCTCATTTTGATAATTTAGCAGATCTATTACCAGATGAAATATTATCACCTATTGGTAGTGATATGGTTCAAAATTATCTTGATTATAAAATGTCAAGAAAAGAATGGGAGCAATCATACACACAAGGTTTAGATCTTTTAGGTTTTAAATATGAAAATAGATCAGAACCATTTCAAGGAGCTTCAGGTGCAACACACCCAGTATTAGCAGAAGCGGTCACACAGTTTCAAGCGCAAGCATACAAAGAATTATTACCAGCTGACGGACCAGTAAGAACACAGGTAATCGGAGCTAAAACGCCAGCTACAGAACAACAATCACAACGTGTGAAAGATTACATGAATTATTTAATTATGGATCAGATGAAAGAATATGAACCAGAATTTGATTCAATGTTATTTCATTTACCACTTGCAGGATCTACATTTAAAAAAGTTTACTACGATACAAACATGGGAAGAGTTGTATCTAAGTTTGTACCTGCAGATGAATTAGTTGTGCCATACACAGCAACAAGTTTGGATGATGCGGAATCTGTAATACATACTGTAAAAATCTCCGAGAATGAATTAAGAAAACAACAAGTCGGTGGTTTTTACAGAGATGTAGAATTAGGCCCACCAGGTAATGTAACAAATAACGAATTAGAAAAAAAAGAACGTGAACTAGAAGGTACAAAAAAATCTGGTAAACAAGAACCGATTTATACTTTGTTAGAGTGTCATGTTAATTTAGACTTAGAAGGTTTTGAGGAGGTTGATGCAGAAGGTCAACCGACTGGAATAAAATTGCCCTACATAGTAACTGTAGAAGAAGGCAGCCGAGTAGTACTCTCCATACGGAGAAACTATGCGCCCGATGATCCGAAGAAGAATAAAATCCAATACTTCGTCCACTTCAAATTTCTGCCAGGACTAGGATTTTATGGCTTTGGACTCATTCATATGATTGGCGGATTGAGCAGAACTGCAACTTCTGCTCTCCGTCAATTGTTAGATGCAGGAACATTAGCAAACTTACCTGCAGGATTTAAACAAAGAGGCGTAAGAGTTAGAGATGAAGCAGCTCCAATACAACCAGGTGAATTTAAAGATGTTGATGCACCAGGTGGTAGCTTAAGAGATGCATTCTTTCCATTACCATACAAAGAACCATCACCAACATTATTACAATTATTAGGTGTAGTAGTTCAAGCAGGACAAAGATTTGCTGCGATCGCTGACATGCAAGTTGGTGATACAAAACAAAACGCAGCTGTTGGTACAACTATTGCATTGTTAGAGCGTGGTTCAAGAGTCATGAGCGCAATACACAAAAGATTGTATGCAGCTATGAAACAAGAATTTAAATTATTAGGTAAAATTATCTCACAATACTTGCCGCCAGAATATCCATACGATGTAATTGGTGGTGCAAGAACAATCAAACAAGCAGACTTTGATGATAGAATAGATGTTGTACCAGTTGCAGATCCAAATATTTTTTCTATGTCACAAAGAATTACGATGGCACAAACAGAATTACAATTAGCAACATCAAATCCACAACTACATAACTTGTATCAAGTGTATAGAAACATGTATGAAGCTATCGGAGTTAAAAATGTTGATGCAATTTTACCTCCACCAGCACCAACTGCACCTATGGACCCAAGTATGGAACACATTAATGCAATGGCTGGTAAACCTTTTCAAGCTTTTCCTGGTCAAGATCATCAAGCACACATCACAGCACACTTAAATTTCATGGCAACTAACATGGTTAGAAATAATCCTGCTGTTATGGCTGCAATTCAAAAAAATATTTTAGAACATATTAGTTTGATGGCACAAGAACAGGTACAATTAGAGTTTAGAGAACAATTACAGCAGATGCAACAGATGCAAGCAGCGGCTGCACAAGATCCTGCGATGGCACAACAGCTACAACAACTAACTCAACAGGTTGAAGCAAGAAAAGCTATCTTAATTTCTGAAATGACAGAAGATTTTATGAAGGAAGAGAAGAAAATTACATCACAATTTGACTCTGATCCGCTTTTAAAACTAAAATCAAG